GGGAGTAAATCATTAAGGATTTACCTGAGGCTGTGGGTGATATCAATAATTTTCTATTATGTCTTAGAGCATCGTATACTCCCTCCACTTGATACTCTCTCGGAGAATGAGTACAAATAGATTTCATGTAGTCTTTGACACCTTCATATGAAATACCCTCATTTATTTCAAAGGGTAATCCATAGAATTTGTTTTCTTTAAATTCATACGTGTAGTTATGCAGTTTTAGTTTGTCGATAACTTTATCCAACAAACCAGCATAAATTTCTCCAGTATGAGTGCTCAATAGTCGAATCTTACCGTCCCAATGTCTGCTTCTATATTGGGACATAAATTTTGCAGATTCAACTTCAAATGTAAAATATGGTTGAAGTTCATATAGAATATGAGATTCACAATGTAGTTTAATGTAAACCTCATTCTTCTTTTCGATAATTACATCACTCATAACATTATGATTGCTATGAGTATTTATTTACCCCAATCCAGACTGAAAACGCATAAATTCAATTGCGTTTTTAATTTGATAAGTTCTGTTCTGGATCATTTTGAGAATACTCTCAATGTAAACCAACATTGTATCGTAGTAATCAATCTTCAAACATACTGTTGAAAGTTTTTCGTCAGCATCAAGATACTTTTGCATCGTATCTTTGTCACGAATTTTTTTAGGAAATGGATTTTCTACATACACTTCTGGGTCTGATTTTCCAGAATAATATTCATATCTTTCATGTCGAATATTTCTTTTCTGTTGTTCTGCTTTTTTTCTAAGTAGAAATATTGTATTATATAATTCAAAATATTTTGCATGAAGACTTGGGATATTGGTAGATTCTTCATGGAGATTATCCATATCTATTTTAGAATCCTTTTCCCACATTCTTTGAATTTCATCAAGATCAAAACTCATAAAGGATTTCCACCCAAATCGACTATATTGTAGATAGTATACTTGAAACTAACGTCTGCTGTAAAGTATTGAATATCTGTATCAGTCGAATCAAACGTTAATGTTGATAGGGAATATGGAAATAAATCTTTGAATGAAACTTGAAAATTTGCAATTTGATTACTTGTTAAAACTTGCAAAGTTCCATCTGAATATATGTTTTGTCTATCTTTCAAATAATTTCCTTGAACTGTTCCCGAATTTTCAAGATCTGCAAATTGACTTAATTTTTCCGGATAACCTAATCCACGAATCCAGTTTTGTATCTCCATGTAATTTTCTAAATTTTCATCAACAAGAAATCTAAGTGACAAATCTCCAAAAACAATTTTGTCACCAGGAGTATCAAGATCTTTTAAATAAGTTGGTTGAACAGCAACTCCAAGATTTAAATCTGGTATATTTGCTTGATTGCAAAAAAAAGTAACTCTAGGAGTTCTTGTTAATGTAAACTTAAACCCTGTTGGTGAAAGAAAATTTCTATTTTCAATCTGCGAAGCGACCATTGTTTTTTTAAATATTTAGATAACTCTTTCCCATCTACTACCAGGTCCGTTATATTTTATAGATCTACTTATACTGCTTTCCAATACTCCAGTATCTTTTTTTGCATCTTTCATAGAAATATAAACTTTTCCGGTCTTCCTGTCTCTAACTGATACAATTCTAGATTGTCTCGTTGCTTCCTTCACATGTTCTGGGCAAGAACGACCAAGAGATCCTCCATCTCCACCTAAAGTTGCATTGTACTGTGGTTTTAGTTTATCTATCCAATAAATCTCCCTTTCTCCATTATCATATTCTTCAGTTTGTTCTACTATTTCCCATACAAAATTATGTCTTCCATATTTTCTTAAAGCATTCGGAAAGGGCATATTACTTTTTTTATTAGTGGCGTACCACCAGTGTTTATATTCTCTGTTTTTAATAGGACCTTTACATCTTCCAATATAAAATTTATTATTAATTTTATTTGTAGACTTATAAATGTAAAACATATCATTGAAGTTTTTAACATTAGTATTTATAAAAAAGAGGACCTTTTTGAGGTCCTCCAGATAATCTCATATGAGATTTACATGAGATTTTTGACCGCTACGCGACGATAGTAACGGTTAGCATTAACCTTAAGGCGACCCAGGCCTTGATCAGTACCCTCAGCAAATGGGTTGGCGACAAGACCATAACGGGTCTTGAATCCGATCTTAGGCTGGAAGCTGTTCTCGCCAACGGCACGAACCATTTGGAGAGGAACATAAGGACAATAGAAGAGTCCAGCGTCATAAGGTGAAGAACCCTTATAACCAACAACATAGTACTGGTTACCAGGAGTTGCGTTACCTGAAGTCAGGTTAGCCGCATATGGGTCGATGTAGACGCGGAACTTGCCCATTAGAGTACCAGCAAAAGTGTTGCCAGTATCATCAACAGTTAGGTTAGCGTTGAGTGCAGGGGTGTAATCAAGAACACCTGCCATGGTTAGAGCGGAAGCAACGTCTGCAGAACAGATGATGGTGTTGCCCTTTCCACGACGAGTTCTTTGAGCGATTGCGTTAGCATCACGCTCGATTTGGAATAGAAGACCCTTGAACTTCTCAACCGACCAACGACCGTTGGAGTCAACGTCGAGGTCAAAGATACCGGGAGTTGCAACGTTCTGTACAGCACCCTGTTCAGCAACCTTATAGATGGTTCTGATAACTTCGCGGTTGATCTCAGCAAGAATCTCAGTTGAGAGAATGTTTGCTAATTCCGCTTCAGCGTTCAGACCATGAATTGCCTTGAGGTCCTGAGCAAGCTCAAGTGAGTACTCAGCCTTCAGAGCACGTGACTTTGCAGTAACGGTGACTTTCTCGATTGAGAATGCCATCTGGTTGAATGCATCAGCACCAGCACCGTCAAGATTCTCAGCATCACCTGTTACCATTCCCTGACCTACATTGTAGGCAGTAGAAGATGCAGAAGAAACTGGGTTCAGAACTGATGGGTTAGTACCAGCAATGGTGGTAGTACCCATACCAGAAACAGCATTGGTGAAACCTGCTGCCTCATCAAGACCTGCATCCTGACCTGAGAATACTGAATCTGCCTCGTTGTAGAAAGCTTCAGTACCACTCTGGTTGGTATAGCGCGAACGCATTGCGAAGATGAGTCCAGTAGGACCACTCATTGGTTGAACGCCTGCGATGTCATAGGCGATCAGGTTAGGCATCGAACGACGGATCAATGAGATCAGTACGGGATCGAAACCTGCGGTAGGACCACCTGGTGTTGAATCACCACCGAATCCACCACTACCACCAGCAGCGTTACCACTGTTGGTTGGTGATTCCATGAGCATATTCATGGAACCATGTTCGAAAGCAGATTGCTCTCTTAAAAATCTTTCTTGGTTTTCGAGCAGGACAGCGGTTACAGCCTTTCTGTGCGAATCTTTGATAGGATCAAGACCCTCATAGTTCAGGAGTGGTGCCCACTTTTCCTGCAGATGCTCGGAATGGAACATTTGCGTTTTACCTTTTTACTAAAGTGCGTTTTTTGTGTTTGAATTATATTAAATTCAATTATTTGCTGAATGCTGAGAGAGTCTTCAGATAAGTAGCCATTGAACCAGAAATTGATTCTGGAGCACTGTCTACACCTTCGGACAGACTTTCAGTTCTTGCCTTTGGAGAAGCTCCTCTTGAAGGGAAATATGATTCCTTCAAAGTCTCCAGTTTTTCACGATATTCTTCTTCACTTTCAAACTCAACACTTTCGGCAAGTGAAGCGAGCTTATCTTTCTGAGTAGCAGCAAGGCCCTCAGAAACCTGTTCAAAGATTCCGTCAGCAACCGCCTCTGCAAGACGCTTGTTTAGGGAAACATTCTTCTCAATTTGCTCGTTGAGTTTTGTCTCCATTTCATCAAGTTTATCTACCATGCTCTCAAGCACATCATATTTATCTTCAGGGATTGATACATAATGTTCTTCAAAAAGACCCTTCATTGCAGTTAAGAATGATTCGGTCATTTCGGTCTTAAGACCTTTTTCAATAGCGAGTGTATTTTCTTCCATCCACTCACCAGCAACATACTCTAAGTATGCATCGACACGCTCAGAAAGTTCAGACTTAATTTCTTCTACTTCCTCAGCAAGAGCGGTTGCATACTGCTCCTCAAGGGCTTCTTTAATATCAGAAACCTTTGAACGAAGAGCAGCTTCAAAAATGGTTCTTGCTTTTTCTTGGAACTCTTCGGAGAGCTCTTCGCCAGCAAGCAGAGCATTAACATCTTCTTCGATGCTAAACTCTTCTTCCATTTCTTCTTCGTCTTCGTCTTCTTCTTCCTTCTTACCTTTTTTACCCTCTTCTTCTTTCTCTTCCTCTTCGTGCTTAGCTTCTGCTACAACTTCTTCGTTATCTTCGGTATCTTCTAAGAGTTCTTCATCTTGATCATACTCAAACTCTTCATCTTCCTTAACACCCTTCATTGCCTCTGCAGGCTTAGCACCTTTGTTTACAACATCCTTAACTTGCTTAAGGGTTGCACCAGGTGTTTTGAGTTTTGCAGAGTCATCAGTTGAACGATAGTTGGATGGATCAGGACCTCCAAGATCTTCCCATCCACCAGTTTGTCCTGGTGTTGCACCAGATAGACTTGGCATTGCATCCCCTGCCTTAGCATTTGCATTGACAGCGGTTCTGGATTGCTTAGTGCCTACTTCCATTTCTTGTAAATCTCCACGAGACATTTGAACTCTCCGTTTAACCTTACGTTATAAACTATATTTATTTATAATTTAATAAATTACAATGAATTTAAAAACTCATTGAATAAACTCAACTTATACTCTTCAAGAAGTTTTTCATCTACAAGAGTATTAATTCTTCTTTGGGTTTGTTCTGCCATTTTTTCACGAAGCATTCCACCATCCCAAACCCATTCTTTTCCTTCCATAATTCCCTGAACAAATGCATCAGGGGCAGAAGGATCTGCTACGATATCAGCAGCAGTCGCAAGCATAAAATCTTCACCAACTTCAGTGTAACCTTCGTTGTTTGGTTTTACTGAACCAATACCACGAGAGGAAACTCCAAGAGTTACTCCTTCTTTAAGAAGTGACTCTGCAATCTTACCCATTGGGGTAGAAAGAATCTGCGCTTTACCGATAAAGTTGTTTCCTTCACGGTGCAGTGAAATAATTTTATGAGAAACACGATCAAGATTTACAGTTGGTCCATCTGGGTGTCCAAGTTCTCCAAGAGCACGACCTTTATCAACATACTGTTCTGTGTAACGTTTTACCTCTCTTTCCATAACAGGTAAACGATACATTCTACCGTTTCTGTTTACAACTTCAGTTTGAAGGAAAGGTCCCTGAATATAAAGTGTCTTCTTACCGTTGACAGTTTCGGTAAGGACTTCTACTGATTCGATTTCTTCGGTAATGAGTTTCATCATGCCTGTCCTGAAATTTGTACTTGTTGTAGGTGAATAACACCAGATCCGGAATCTGATCTTGCTGCGAGTTTGAGTGAGTTTGTTAATGAAGCATCCGCAGATGAGAATGCAGTTGTAATTCCACTTGTATCAGTACCAATTGAACATCTTGTCTGATGATACCCATTAACTCCAACTGAAGTGTCAACAGAAATAACTGGTTGATGAGTGATTAGAGAATTATAGTAACTTTGTGCTCCTGATAAAGTTACATAATCACCAACTCCAAAAGGACATTGAGTTCCTTCTGGGAAAATAATAGTGGTTGTAGTTCCTGTAGTAATACCAACAACTCTGTTAGATGCTTTTGTCAAAGCGAGAGTTGTTGCTTGTCCACTTGGAACATAAAAATCGGAAGTTGTTGCAGTTGGATTAGTTCCTATCGCAACGTGAGCACCTGCACCAACTGGAACAACTCTCAATACATTTGACTGCACTGAAAAAGCAGAAGACTGGGCAGATGTTGCATTAATTGTAATCGAGGTTCCACCCCCAACTGGTCTAAGAGCCATTATTTTTATAGTACACTTTTAGTTATTTATTATTTAATCAAATTAAGATAAAATTATCTACTAATCTCTTCCCAATCCATAGAAGCAAAGATATCAGCACCTGCAGTATCAGATGCAGCAACTAAAGTTAGTTCATATGGAGTTTTAGTTAATCCATTTCTTTCTAACTGGAATTTGAAGAGTGCTTCTTTAAGAATATCCACTGATTGTGATGATTGGTTTGCTGAAGTGAGGAACCCAGATGCCAAAACTCTTCCACCACTAACAGAACCACCATCTATTTTATATTCAATCGCAGAGTCTGTGCCAGCACTCGTCCAAGTTCCACCTGATGTAGTTGCACTTGCTCTCACTTGCCAATTATATTGAGGACCATTTCCAGTTCCCATAATTGATAGTGCTGTCATAATAACAATTGCATCCAATCTATCTGGTTGATTGTTGATTGGTGCTTTAAGTCTAATAGAAATGACAGGATAATATGTTCCAGCAGGAGTTGGTAAATCTACTGGTGCTGTAATTGGAGTAGATACTGCTTGCTGTAATCCTCTCAATTCGTAACCACCTTCGGAAATTACTGTGGAGCAAACTTGTTTGAGAGTACTTGCACTGGTTGTAATTCCTGTGTTGCTAATTTCATATCTCAAAGGAAGTGATGCTGTTGTAATATAGGTTGATTGAATTATATTTGCGTGTTGGAAAGTATGTGCGTGAATAAAATTTCCATTAATTATAAATCCGAGTCTTACATTTCCAAGTCCTAACCACTCAATATCCATCCAAAAAATTTGTGCCTTAGTTACATCTAATGTAATTCCAGAAACACCAGTTCCATCCAACTTGTCAATATTCCAATTTGATTGATCAATTCTTGTTTCTGTCCCCAATGACAAACTTCTTTCCACAAAATATGCAGTAGTTCCATCAACCTCAAAATATATTCCATTATCAGCACCAAAATACCCAACTCTTTGCCTTAGATTTTGTTTTGGTGGGTTCATTATAAAAGTATTCAAAGTCAGCAAAGACTTTCCTGGTTGATATGAAAATACTTTTGTAGTTTCTATAATAATAGAATCA